CGACAAGGCCCTCTACATCGCCGCTAAGGCTGCAACCTGGGGCGTAAAGTTCGCCATCGAGCGCGCCCTGAAGGACACCGCCTCATGTCATTGGCGTGTTGCCGATGGCCCCGAAGACGGAGTGCAGCTTGTGCGAGCCAGTGATTTGATGGCTTGGGCTGCTGCCATTGGCAAGCGTTACGAGGTGGAGCAATGACCCACCCCCTCACCCCACCGCCGGAGCTGGTGCAGCAGTGGGGGCACAACGCCCACCTGTCAGGTGTGCCGCACACTGATGAACACTGGGCATACGAACAACACATCGCCACCCAAGCTGCCCAATGGGGCGCCGACCAGGAGCTGGAGGCGTGCCTAAGGCTGGTTGAGATTGACGCAGGTGAGGATGCTTATGACTTTGCTCGCTACATCCGCGCCGCCCGCCGCCCCAAGCCTCAAACGCTGTCCAGCGTTGCCTTGCAAATGCTGAGCACCATCGAGCGCGATGCTCGCTACCTGCCCGAAATTACTGACACCATCCGCCGCGCACTGGAGGGCATCTAACGGATGTCCACCCCCCTCCCCCTGCCGCAGTTCATCACGTTGTTGATGCGTGAGCTGAACATGGCGGATGCACCCACGCCAGTACAGCTACAGATCTGTGACTACCTAGAGAACGGTCCCAAGCGCCGGGTGATCGCTGCCTTCCGTGGTTGTGGGAAGAGCACGTTGAGTGCGATGTACCTGTTGTGGAAGCTGTACCACGACTCGGACGAGAAGATCCTGGTCATCAGTGCCTCCATGTCCAGGTCGGAAGCCATGTCGGCATGGATGCTCCAGACCATTGGCCGGGTGCCATGGCTCAAGCACATGCTTCCCGATAGCCACGATGGTCGGTACAGCCGGATCAACTTTGACGTTGGCACCTGCCGGCACATTGAACAGAGCCCGAGTGTCCGCGCTGCGGGAATCACAGGTCAGATCACCGGCTCCCGTGCCAGCACGATCCTTGTTGACGACTGCGAGACGCCGCAGACCTGTCTGACGCAGGTGCAGCGGGAGAAGCTACGGAACAGCCTCAACGAGCTGGAGGCCATCCTCAAGCCCGGTGACGGGCCAGAGATCGTGTACCTGGGTACGCCCCACAGCAGCACCGACAGCATCTACTTCTCGTTGCAGCGGGACTTGCACTACGAGATGCGCATGTGGCCGGCACGGGTCCCGGCTGACACCACCCCGTACAAGGGGGCACTGGCACCGTTGATTGAACGGCGTGTTGGCAGTAGCAACGGCAAGCCGACAGATACCCGGTTCAGTAACGATGAGCTGATGCAACGGGAACTCAGCATGAGCCCGATGCAATGGAAGCTGCAGTTCCTATTGGATGCCACCCTCAGTGACATCGAGCGGTATCCGTTGCGTTGCGCTGATCTGATGGTGACCACCATCGACGGTCACCTGCCCGAGATCGTCACCTACGACAAGGCCAAGTACCTGGCGTTGGACGACCTGCCCTGTGTTGGCATGGCCCATGACCCCAGGTTCTACCGTCCAGCCCAGGTGGAGGGCACAGTGCCTGTTGGAGAGGTACCCACGGTCATGGCGCTTGACCCCAGTGGTGGAGGTGCTGACGAGTTTGCGTGGGCCATCGTCAAAGCATGGGCTGGCAACTACTACCTGATGGAGTCCGGTGGTCGTCTGGGGGGCGTTGGCGAGAGCTTGTGGCAGAAGATCGCTGCCCTGGCAAAGAAGCACCACGTCAACGAGCTATTGGTGGAAACCAACTTCGGGGGCCTGGAGATCTACAGCCAGATCCTCAAGCCCTATCTGGTCAAGGCTGGTGCCCAATGCCGTATCGAACCGATCCGTTCCAACCAGCGGAAGGAGCTACGGATCATCGACACCCTGGCCCCGGTGATGCAGACCCACCGGATGATCGTTGATCGGCGTGTTGTGGAGGCGGACGCCGAGGTACTGAAGAACGCTGTGGAGGACCGGGATAGCTCCTACAGCCTCTTCTATCAAATGACCCGGCTAACCCATGACCGGGGCAGCCTCCTCCACGACGACCGTCTGGACGCCTGGGCAATGGCGGTCCAGTGGTTCCAGGAGCAGGCGGCGCAGGATCAGGTCAAGCGCCAGTCAGAGCGCCACACCGAACTGCTGGAAGCGCACTTCGCTGACTGGACTGGTCACTTGTTGATGACGCCAGACCGTGCCGCCATGGGCATGAGCCTGGAGCAGGCACGGTCGGCGGATGCCATGGGCGCCGGGAAGGGCAGCTGGCTCTAGTCGGGGGTCATGGTCATCAGTTTTTCCAGCTCCTCTGCTGTAGGGAGCGCCCGTTGAATGTCCTGCAAAGGCACGGATGCTTGAACCGTTGCGGTGATGTTGTTGTCTTTGAGGAACTTCATTGCACGATCCAGGCCCGCAACGCGCTCTCGTGGATCATCCGAGTGCAGTAATGACACAATCTCGCTACCTACAAGGCCGTGGATTTGCGCCAGAAGCTCTTCCGAAGCGCGACTCATAGGGGTAGCCTGCAGTCATCTGGTGTCATTAAAGCTATGGCAGGGAAGCGCGGGAAGGGCGACTGGTAGATGTATAGCCGTCCTGGAACCAGTCAGGTTGATGCACTGAGGCGTGTGCCAACGCCAATGTCAGTTGACGTTGGCGAGACCCCTCGTGTATCGCATTCTGCTCATGGTGCATACCAGGACAACCGCAGTCCCAACACGCTTCTCCAGAACGGTCAGGCCCGTGCTGCTGAAGTAACCAACTTCATCGAAGGTCTCACCAAGGTCGCCACACCGCTGATCAAAGATCAGCTCACCAAGCAGGCCAACCAGCAGGTTGGGGAGCTGTTGGCGACGCAGGACCCGGTTGCGTTAATCCGGTCTGCTAGCCCTGAGCAGCGGCAGCTGATTCGCAGCCTCTCCCCCCAGGCGCAAGACATCCTGCAGGATCGCGCTGCAGCAGGCTCTGTTCGGTTGTATCAAGACACGCTTTCGGCTGAGCGGGCTAAGCGGGCAGCTGTCCTTGACACCGAGAACTTCAGCGTTGAAGACCGGACCAAGGCAGCAGCAGAAGCCAAAGCAGCTGCATTGGAAGCGTCGGGTATCGGGTCGGTTCAGCCCAGCTATCTAGTCAAGTACGGAGATGTCCTTGGCCAGACTGACGCCACCCTGGAGGGGATGAGCTACAAGGCTCGTGTCAAAGCAAAGGACATTGACGAGACGACGAAGTACACCAAGGGTGTTGAGTCCAGTCTTGAAAGCTGGTCTCAGGGTCGGAATCAAGCGATCAACAACGGCAAGGTTGCCGAGTTTGGTTCTGCCTATAAGAAGATCCTGGAAGAGGACATTGCCAGGGCCTCAAGCAGGTACACACCAAAGGAGCAGGCGGAGGTCTGGGGCAGTGCCATCCGTAATCAGGTGCTGCGGCTGAGCCAGACGGGCAAATACGACGAGGCCATGAACCTGCTGTACACAGTGCAGGGTGCCGCGGCCTTAGGTGTGAACGCACCAAACGGCACACCGTTCTTTCAACAGCAACTGGAAAGCGGCTACACATTGGAGTACACGATCAATGGGCTTCTTGATCAAACTGAAAGTGACTACAAGAAGTGGCAGGGCGAACAGGTCTTAGAGCAGAACAAGGAGATCATTCGCCAAGGGTTACTTGGTGGCGACGTTCAGGCGCAACTGCAATCAGCGTTATCAGACCCACGGTTGAGCCCGGAGCAAATGCTCACGCTTGGTCAAACCGTTACTCAGGCGACAGAGATTGGTCAGCAGGCTTCGCCGCAACAGTTACAACGGGAGGCTGAGCTGAGGTACCAGATTGCCCAGGGCAACTTTGATCCACAGAAGATGTGGGCACAAGTCAAGGCTTCTGGTTTGCAGCCTCGGCAGGTGCTGGGCTTGGCGGGCAGTCTGACAAAGGGGCCGGACGAAGGGACTCGAACGATCTCTGGGGTACGGGGTTACATGTCTGGTGAAACCTCCCAGGCTGCATCAGGTCTTGCCAAGTTGGGTGGTCTCAGCGGTGACGAGGCGAAGGAGTTTGAACGGAACTTCACCAATGACATCACCAAGGCGGTGGAGAAGCGGTATGCCGACAAGGTGGCCAAGGGTGAAACGGTAGATGAAAGTGCTCTTCGGGACATTTGGCGTAACGAGCTAGAAGCTTCCGTCAAGCGCCGTACCAACGACCGCCAAGAGCGGCTACGGATACAAGAGCAGGCATCACCCAAGACAAGGGTGCTCAACGAGGTGAAGGAGTTTCAGCAGAGCCTGCAGCAGAGCAAGGGTGAGGTGACAGTCATGTCGTTCCCCAAGCAGGTGCGGGTTGATTTCTCGAATCAAAACCCTGGCAAGAGGATGACGCCAGAAGCGTTGGTCAGCTTTCTGATCAAGCGGATGGAAGCTGTCAGGGAAGGTGATAAGCCTGTCTTCCCTGACGCATCTCGGAATGTCCGGCAGGTGATTGATCATGCACAAGGGAAAGCACCTCGGCCCAATGGTGGCGGCCAGTTGATCCCGCCTACCCAGGCTGAAATGTTGCTTGGTAAGACAGGCGTTGAAGCTTGGCGGCAACTTCAGAACTGGTTGAACCCGCCAGCTGCTCCACAGCAGGCAGCTCCCAAGCCAGCCAGTCCAGCCAAGCCAGCCACTCAGCCACAGAAGGCAAGTGCCAAGCCGCAACAGGGCGGCATTGGCCAGGTAGTAAGTCAAGGGTTGGGCGCCATTGCCCAGGTGTTCACGCCACCGGCTGCCGCGGCCACTTTGGATTCACAGCCGGGGATGGTTAGCAATGTCAATCCTGAGGCGATTGCACTGTTGAATCGTGTGTGGAAGGGTCAGCAGAAGGCTGACATACGCACACCACCACTGCCGCAGGTGTCGGCAACAGCTCCGGTCGGTTTTGTTCCGACCGCAATTATCAATGACAAGCACCCGATCTTTATTGCTATCGGGATCTCGGAAGGCACTCGAACAGCAAACGGTGGATACACCAGGGCGTACTACGGCCACACTGATCCAGGCAACGGAGCCCATAACGTGGGCACGGTCAGTGGCCAGCAAGGTGGCAGCCCGGCCAGTAGTGATCGTCGATGGATGGCAACCCTGACCGGGACAGCCTCACGGGTCACCCCATTGCTGCAGCGGATGGGGTTGCAGCCTGGCACTCAAGGTTGGAACCGGATCTTGTTCAACGTGTTGGACCTGAATGTTCAGGCCCCAGCTGCAGCGGGTGATTTCATCAAGAAGATCCCACAGATCATTCAACAAGGCGCAAGCATCGAAGCTATCGCCAAAGCCAGGGCCGACTCATTCATCAACCCCAGGACAGGGCGGTTGGACGCTGGTGGGTTTGGTAACAGCTACAAGCGTCTGTTCCAGGACCAGCGATCTAGAGCTGGAGTCTGGGATTACCGGAGGCGCATCTGATGGCTGTACGTTTTAACCCGCAGACCGGGGAGTGGGAAGACGACAGCCCCAAGCCGGCGTCTTCCGTTGCGACCATGACGCCTCAACAGGCGTTTGTGGATCCGTTTGAGCAAAGCGTTCGTGACGCTGAAGCCCAGGGCAAGCTTGCCAATCAGCAGTTCTTGGACGCGGCAAAGACCGGCAGCACCAAGCCGATGTTTGCCGAAAGCCCTGGTCAGTTCATGGATGAACTGGGCAACATCGTCGGCAATGCTGTTACTGGTATTGGCACTGACTTCCTGGACCTGGGGGCTGGCCTGGCTGACGTGGCCGTGTCATCGGTCAAGCAGGCAACAGGTCAAGATGCCAACTGGGATGAGGTGTTTGACGACAGCGATAACCCTTGGACGCAGTGGCGGCGTCGGGAGTTTGAGTCGCAGACCCAGGCTGGGAAGATGGTCAGCGACGTGGTGCGCCTTGGCACTTTGATTGCCACGTTGCCCAAGTCAGCACTGAAAGGTGCTGCCATGGCACCCAAGCTGATTGGCAAAGTTGGGCTGCTGGGCGATGTTGCCAAGGGTGCGACCAAGATCGCTGGTGGTCTGGACGCAGCGGACGATGCAATCAAGGCTGGTCGCACGGCGTATAAGGCCAGCACTGAAGCCCTGAAGGCAACAGGCTTTGCCAAGGGCACAGCTGCTGGTCGAGCTGCCAACATCGCCGCGCAGGACGACTGGTTGCGACTCACTTTCAAAGAGGTGGCCGATGTCCCTGAGGTAGCCAATTGGTGGACCAGTGTTCAGCAGAGCACCAAGGCACTGACCCAGCTGGGCAGGGAGAAGGCGAAGCTGCGCACCGTTGGTGAAGCCCTGGCCTGGGATGCGCTGGCCACCTTCTCCGTGTTCGGCGAGGGCGACAACGAGTTCGACCAGACACTCGGCGACACGCTTCGGGAGATGGGTCTGCCGAACATCCTTCCCCAGACCGACATGACCGACACCGCCCTGGAGCGGAAGGTCAAGCAGATGGCCGAAGGTCTGGCCATGGCCCCGTTGATCAACGGGTTGTTGGACATGACGCGGGTTTACCGCTTCAGCCGCAACTTCGCTCAGGCGACAGGTGCTGAGCGTGACGCCATCATCAAAGCGTTCAACAGTGAAGCAGACGGGCTAGGTCGTGGGCTGACCAAGTTGCTGCCTGAGTCGGCTGAGTCTTTGCAGCCGGCCCGAACAGCGGCCTTTGAAAAAGGAGCACGGATCAACAATCTGTACTCTCAGCTTGAGACACAACGGATTGGCAACCGTTATCAGAACGATTTGCTGACTGCGCAGTTGCGCAATCAGGCGGTGGCAAACGTGGGTTATGACCCACAGCTGCAAGCTCAGCTGACGCAAGGGCAAGGCGGGCTGAACGCTCAGCAGTTGATGGCCAACCAGCAGATGGTGGCTGGTAGCACTGAGCTGCTTCCTGGAACGCAACCCGCCGGCTTGCTTCCTCCAGGTGATGTGCAGCAGCTGCCTGGGGCTCCAGAACCTGGGTTGTTGCCGGGTGGCCCTGAAGCCAAGCCTGGTTCCATGCCGGCTGGCACCCTGGGTGCTGGCGGTGAGCTGGTACCGGTCACACCTGGGATGGAACAGGTGCAGGTGATGGACCTGGGGCCGCGGCCTCCCGAACCTGCCGTCACCCCTCAGACCATCCGCAATGCGTTTCAGGCTGACGCCTATGACGCGTTCATGCGTTCTCAGGAACTCACCTATGTGGAGGGTCCGGATGGCGTGATGCGTTCCATGGCGGAACTCAACGCTGGTGTGAAGCAGTTGATGCCACGCACTCGTGTTGATGCGATGGAGTACATCACCAAGTTCCCACCGCAGGCCAATGAGCTTGGTGTGATCCCAGCTGCTGACTCGGTGTGGATGAACTTCATCACCGACCGTGGCCTGAAGGAAGGCTGGGCTGCGATTGACCCCGACACCATGCAGGTGAAGTTCAACCGCAAGTCCGCTCTGGATCTGGACCGTGGTGACCTGGCGGCCAAGCAGGCCCAGGCCATGGATGAGCTGAATGAATTGAACCGCTACCAGGAGTGGTTATGGAACAAGGAGCTGGTCAACGGCAGTCCGCAGATGCGTCCCGAGGTACAGGACAACCTGGCAGCCAAGGAAGCTCGTGACGCCTACGACCAGTGGGAAGGTACCCAGCCTCCTGCTGGTGCAGTTGACCCAGCAGCAGCTGAGGCCGAGCGCCGAGCTGTCACTGCTGGCGTCGAGGCTGACCAGCTGGATAACGCTGAGGCCATGCGTGTCAGTGACCAGGAGGTGGCGGCTGTAGCCGGAGTGTTGGATGACGACACTGTTGTTCGGGAGTACCTGGGCACAACCCTTGACAGCGTTCAAGCCCCTGAGGTCCTCAAGGCTGAGGTTGGTCGTGGCTGGGAAGTGTTCAGTGCCGATGGCGAGAAGATCGCTACAACCCGTACACAGCGGGAAGCCAACCGACTGGCCGAGGCAGAGCTGACTCGTAATCGTCAAGCCTTGGTTGGCCGTGCCCGACAGATGGAAGCTGACGGGATGGACCAAGCTCTTAACACCACGGTGGGTCAGCCGGTTCTGGATTCAGAGCTGGCAGGCAGCGTCAAGTTGACTGACTCACAGATTGATGCGATCCAGTCATTCAGTCCGGCTATCCAGAACCAGATGCGTTCTGACTGGGAGAAGCGCACTGGCGGCCAAGCCTGGATCAATCTCAACGAGTTGAAAGGCGGTAGCAAGAAGACGTTTGATCTGACCCAGGGAGAAATGCTGGACTTGGCGGATGGCATCAAAGCGTTCCTCCAGACCGGGGAGGTCACTGGTCCACGCGCTCGTGTCCTTCGCAATGTGGCGGACAAGTTGAGCACCAGTATGAAAGTGCTGGAACCCCAGGCTCGTGCTCAACGCTTTGCTGACAACATTACCGCTGAGGCCCAGCGGTTCATTGATCACGGAGACTTCTGCTGATGGCTGTCCACGCATGTTCCCCGGTTGCAACTCCTCGGATTATTGGTCGCTCTGAGGAGCTGGATCAAGGTGAATGGCTGGGCAAAGCGTTGCGTGACGCTGAAGCCAAGGGCCTGTTCACGGATGTGAGGGAAGGCTTTGACCGACGCTTTCACGCTCGGGCAGCACGAGATCTCAGCAACATGCTCCCCATGGAGATGGAAGAGCTGCAGACGTATTCACTGAAGCGTGGATGGTTGAAGCTGAAGAACACTGCCGTCAAGGGGGTGAAGGAAGTTGTGCCCGGCACGATGAATGCTGAAGAGGCTGGCTACGCCAACGCTCTGTACAAGGTGTACCTGGAAGGTCGGGCTGGTGGGGTGAAGCAGCTGGCCGATAACTTCATGCTGGCTGTAAATGCCGGAGAGAACGCTACGAATCAGGGCCTGATGTTTGCCCAGGAGATGCAGGGCCTATCTCGATTTGGCTCCTATGTCCTTGGCTGGGACCAGCAGATTGGCCGTGGCCTGAGGCAGTCCGGGCTGACCCAGGGATTTGAGCGCACACCAGCCAGGGCGGTTGAAGGTTTTGCTGATACGGCAGCGGGTACAGCTGAGAGCAACCTGGAGTACGCCGACAAGTTCAAGAAGATTGCAGCGTTACTTGGTGATCCAACCCAGGCGGATCAAGGCATTGCCGAGTTGATTGGTCTAGCCAAGCAGGTGCAGTTCCTGGAGGAACCGCACAAGATCAGCAAGGCGGTGCTGGGGATGGAAGCTGCCGGTAACGCCTGGCAGGAGCTGTTCGTCAATGGCCTACTGAGTAGCCCCACGTCCTTTGTCGCCAACGTGCTTGGTGCAGTGTGGGTGCCAACTCGTGCCGTGCTGCAGTACGGAGCTGCTGAGACCTGGGCGATGTCCGGCATGGCAGGTTCCAGCGAGGCACGGATTGTGGCGGCGGAAGCTGCAGCATCGCTGTCAACAATGTGGTCGGCGATGAATGAGGCGCTGCAAATCGGGTGGCACTCTTTCAAGACTGAGACATCCCTGTATCAAGAGACCAGCAAAGGCATCACGGCGCAGGCCGCTGCATCGCTGGTGGGGAAGGATGCGTCTCAACTGCCAAGCGGAATGGTGGACACGATTACTCGGGTGGGTGAGTTTGTTCGCCTCCCGTCTAGGGCGCTGTTGGGAACGGATGAGTTTGCCAAGCACCTGGCCATCCGTGGCGAGGTTGCGGCACGTGGTGTTCGTCGTGCTGCTCGTGAAGGTGTGGACCTGACAGACAAGGCCGCAATCCAGAAGTACATGGAGAAGGAGGCCAAGGAAGCTTTTCTACTGAGCGGGTCTCAACTGACGGAGCGGACAGGGAAGGACGCTGATGGGTACGTTGCCAGGCTTCGTGCTTATGACAGCTTGCAAATGGCCGAGGGTGGGAAAGCCGTAGCTCAGATTGCCGCTGAGGCGACATTCCAGGAGCCGAATCAGTTGGCATCTGGGATGAATACCCTGCTCAGTAGCCCTGTTGGCGCTGCGTTCCGGCCCTTCATCCCGTTTGTCCGGACCCCGCTCAACATCATCAAACAGGGCTTCTTTGAGAGCACTGGCATTGCTGCTATCTCCAAGGGTGTCTCAGTCGCGGCTCATAACCCAACCAAGGCAGTGTGGGCTATTCAGCAGGAGCTATTGAAAGATCCAGCTGAGACAGCCCGCATTGCTGGTCAGATTGCATTGACCACCAGCTTGGGCTTCTGGATGTACACCCAAGCCATGAGTGGGCGAGTGACGGGTGGCGGCCCTGGCCGGTGGACTGCAGGACGCAATGGCAAGGCTTCTCAGGACGCATGGGTGGCAGCAGGCAACGTGCCCTACTCGATAAAGATTGGCGATCAGGCCATCCCGTTTGATCGGTTCGGGGAACCTGTTGCCATTGCTCTGCGGATGTTCTCAGACCTGGGGATGTACGCGGCATACATGGACCAGACCGAGCAGGAGGAAGTCTTCTCTGGGATGGTCAGCATTGCGGCTAGCGGCTTGTATCAGGCCAGCTTCCTGCAGGGCGTTGAGACCCTGATGAAGGTTGGGCAGGAGGACAGCGACTACGCCCTGGGCCAGGCAGTGCAGAACTACGCCGCAACCCAGACGCCTTTTGGCGGGCTCCTGGCATTCGTGGATCGGGTCAACGATCCATACAAGGGGGCGTATGAGGGGGCGAGCTTTGCTCAGGTGATGAAGGTGCATGAGGACACCTTCGGTACAGGGATCTTTGGGAAGCTGGCCAACCGGATCCCAGGACTGGGTACTGCTCCTCAACTGGTGGACCAGCTGACTGGTCGTCCGGTGCCCGTGGTGCCTGGCGTTGGGCCTGGCGGGTTGAACCCGCTGCAGATGGCAATCCCGATCATGCCCCGTAACCACAGCACGGACGCGGTGTGGCAGACGGTGTGGGACATCAAAGGCAGCTACATCGAGAAGCGCCCGCCGTTCAAGCTGTCAGCCAAGGAGCAGCAGCAGCTCAATGGGTTGATGGCCACGGCCAAGGTTGGCGGGAAGACGCTGGGGCAGCGGATCCTGGAATATCGGAACCGGGCCGAGGTTCAGCAGTACATCAGCAACCGTGGTTCGACCGTGTCAGGTACGGCGTTTGGTGTTGAGCGCGGTCTAGACAAGATCATCACGGAGCACTATCAGCAAGCGTTGGATCAGCTGCTTGTGTCTAACAACGACACAATGCTTCGCGCTCGCTTGCATGACGCAAAAGGTCTGGCCGCAGAAGGCAACAACACTGAAGATGTGCGTTCAATTGGCAGCCAGCTGGACGACCTGTATCAACGTGCCCGTCGCGGCTACTAGAGGTAGGGTTGTGCTAAGTGCCCAGTCCTTCTGCCGATGGCGTTACTACGGCTGACATACAGCGGGAACGTCTATGACGCAGCTCCTGCCGGTACCGTTGACTTCCCGCTTGTCACCAAGGGTGGCAAGAACATTCCATACCTAGAGCGTACACATATTCATGTGTATCACAGTGCCGACAAGGGTGTTACATGGGTTGAGTTGACTCGCCCTGCTGAATGGGATTTCGATTCAACAGGTACCATTGCGCGTCTCAAGGCAGCCGTCTCGCCTGACTATGTGATGGTCCGGCGGATTACGCCGTACCAGGAGCTGTACACCAAGTTCCAGGACAGCAGCCTGTTGACTGCTGACCAGCTGAACGAAGGTGAGAAGTTCAGCATGTATGTGGACCAGGAGCTATTTGATCTTGAGGATCAAGGCTTCTGGGGCAAGTCAGATCAGGTTGTTGATAAGCCTGCCCAGCTGTTAGGCAACTGGCCTGCTGACGGCAAGGACAAGTTCATTGCCACCACCGATGCCATCAGTGCTCGGTTGGATCCCTATGTGCAGGACGGTGTACCTGCCCCCTATGGCCTGCCGCAGAAG